CGGAAAAAGAAATAGTAAAAGAATTATTAGAAAAAGTAACAGAAAAATATAATTGGAAAATTTTAGAAAGGTGGATGATAGAATAGAAATTTGGAAAGATATTCCTGATTATGAAGGGTACTACCAAGCGTCTGATTTAGGAAATATTAGAGGGTTAGATAGAGTTATAATTAACAGTTTTGGTAGGCAAAAAACAATAAAAGGTGAGATAATAAAACCTGTTGTTGGGAAAGATGGTTACCTAAAATTAAATTTAGGTAAATGTGGTAAAAAAGCTACCTTCAGGGTACATAGATTAGTAATGATGGCATTCTATGGTAAATCTGATTTAGTTGTTGACCACATTAATAGTAATATATTAGATAATAGATTAGAAAACCTTAGGTATTGCACAATAAGACAAAATAATTCTTATTCAAAAAAGAATAAAACTTCTAAATACACAGGTGTATATAAAGTAAGAGATAATTTTTGGGGAGGTGTAATACATATAGAAAAAGTATCGTACCACTTAGGGTTATCAGAGTATGAAGAAGATATGGCAAGACTTTATGATAAAGCTTTGTATACTTATGAGATTTTTGGTGTTTTACCTGAGAGAAAATCAGATAAAGAGAAACCAAGTTGTTGTAAGATACATCGCTGTGAAAAAGAAGGGGAAAAACATAGATTGGGTCACACTTATTTTCCACAAGGTTACTGTAGGTATCATTACAGAAAGATGTTAAGAGATAATAAAAAATAAATAAATGAAATTAGAAGACGTACTTAAAAAATTAAACAAGGGTAAAGCAGAACAAGACCAAGTAAAAAAAGTATCTGAAATTGAAACTTTAAATTTAGACTTTTCTTCATCAGGAAGTGCTTATTTAGATTATTACATGGATAATAAAGTAGTTCCGTTAGGGGCTATGACTTTAATAACAGGGTATGAAGGTTCAGGAAAAAGTAGTATTGCTATCATAATGGCAAGAGAGTTACAAAACAAATTTCCTGAAAAAACAGTTGTTATTTTAGATGGTGAGCAAACAATTACAGATAGTCATGTAGAAAGATTTGGATTAGATACAAATAGATTAATTGTTTATAAAGATTCTGTTCTTGAGAATATGTTAGACACTGCTGAACTATTTTCTCAATCAGATGATATTTCAGGTATTATTGTAGATTCTGTTAAATCTTTTTATTCTATTGCGGTAGAAGCAAAATCTGCGGAAGAGTTTTCTATAGGTGTAGAAGCTAAGAAATTAGGCACAAGATTTCCTATAATTAATGCAAATTGTGCAAGAAGAGGTATTGGACTAATTATTTTAAATCAGTGGAGAGAAAACCCAGGAGTTATGCACGGTGAAACCAAGGTTCTGCCAGGCGGCAACTGGTTGAAGTATATGCCTTTTACACATTTAGACTTTACAAAAAAAGAACTTATCAGAGACGAAAAGAAAAATGTTATAGGTCATAAATTAGATGTCAGAATTCGTAAAAGTAAGGCAGGTGCTTTTGATAAAAAAGAGGTTATTACTTTAAATTTTTACTATGAAGGTGGATTTAATATTGTAGATGAATATTCTCAAATATTTTCCGAAACAGAAATAGGAAAAGTTGGTGGAGCAGGGTGGATTACATTCCCTGACAGATTTGGCGAAGAAAAGAAAGTACAAGGAACTGATAAATTTGCAGAATATCTAAAAGCAAATCCTGAAGACTTTGAATTTTTAAAACAACAATTGAATGCGTAAATTAGAAGAAATTATAGAAGACTATGAAAACCTAAGAAATAGTTTTAGAAACTTTATTTCAAGAGGTGATGATAGTAAACAAGCTTTAGTTGAATTTGAATATAGGTTTGTAGACCTTAGAGCAGATTTAAGACCTTGGCATACTCAAATGATACAAGCTTCAGAAGCAAGGTCAGATAAAGGAGCTACGGCTATTAAGATGAGAATTGCAGTAGCTATGGTTAAAGACGAGTATGATTTCAAGGATGAAAAACCTATGTACGAGAAAGCCCCAAGTATTTCTAACGCAGAAAAGTTTGCAGGGGCATCAAAAGAATATAAAGAATTTTTAGACCAAAGAGTATTTTGGAAAGAAAGTTTAGTAAATATTGCCGATTTGCGGGAAGATATACAGTTATACATAAATGTTATAAAAGATAAATTAAAATAGAAAACAACCTTGCACAACAAAAATAAAAAAAGGGTGGTATGCGGACAACGATTCTATAATAAAAATGTGAGAGTTTATACTTTCTCTCTGTGTGAGACTAAAAAGTGAAAAAGGCTCTGTAGTAGCTAAATTCCAAACCTGTGAGCCTGAAAGACCTGAAGATAGTTATGTAAATAGTCCAACATTTTTCAGTATTTGTTGGTTGTAATTGTTAGTGAAGCAGTTAGGGAATTTAATTTAAAAATATGGAAATAACATTTAACATTAATAATGAGGTCGTAGAGATAGTATTACTTATATTAGGTTTATTAGGAGCTTTGTCTGTTTGTTTTATTGTTTCTGATGTTTTTAACTTTTTACGGCGAAAAATAAATAAAAAATAAGATTATGAGTTTAGGTGGAGACATAATGGAAGAGTATTACGAAGAAAATATTATTCCTAAATATGAAAATATAATAAGTTATCAAAAAGAATATATTAAATTCTTAGAAGAAGAAATTGAAAAATGTACAGTCTGTAAACATTATGAGTGCACTGAAGATGTTTACAATAAAGGTGAGAAACTAAGAAATAATATAATTTTGGCGGAGAAAAAATGACAGAATCAGAATACCTCAAATCAGAAAAGTTTAAAGAAGATTTCCGCAAAAAAGTAGAACAAGACACTTGGGAAAAAGGAAAACCAATGATTTATTTAGATGATAACGGAAACATAATAGAACATTGGAAAGATGGAACAATTAAAATAATTAAAGAGGATGGAAAATAAGATATTAGGGTTAACAAAAAGCCAATGGAATTTGGTTATACTATTGACAGTGTTACAATTTACTGCTATTATAGGTATAATATATGTTATAAATTTATAAAAGATGCCACAAAAGAAAAGTAAAACTGAAAAAGTAGAATGGCTTTTTAATGGACAAATTATTAATAAGATAGAACAAACACCAAAAAATTCATTTGCATTTATTTATAAAATAACTTTGGAAGATGGGAGGTACTATTTGGGTAAAAAGTATATGTGGAAACCTAACTATACAAGCGGGGCAAAAAAAGGACAGAGTAAAGGAATGTATCCATGGCAAAGTTATACAAGTAGTTCAAAAGAATTAAAAGCTTTAATAAAGTCAGGAATGAAGTATAAAAAAGAAATTCTTTTCTTTACTTTTTCTCGTGCCGAAACTACTTATAGAGAAACACAAGAAATTTTATGTAGCGGAGCTTTGACAGACCCTAAGTCCTTAAATTATTGGGTAAAAGCTACAGTCTATTCAAAACATTTAGAACCAAACAGTTAAATTTATGTCACAAAAAGAAAAAACACCAAATAAAGAAAAAAGACCATTAAAAACAGAGCCAAAATTAAAAGTTGATTTAAATGAAGAGCAGAAAGAATTTGTCAAATTGTTTTATGAATACGACGTATGCTTCTTACATGGAGATTTTGGAAGTGGAAAATCGTTAGCTGCTGTACACACAGCGTTAACAGCTTTTAGGAAGAAGCAATTTAATAATATATGGATTACTCGTCCAATGTTGAAAAATTCATTAGCAGCCCTCCCTGGAACGCTCGAGGAAAAAATGAGCCCATATACTTTTCCGATTACACAGAATATGGAAGTATGTCAAGGTAAAGAAACAACAGATAAAATGTTAAAAGAAGGCTTAATAAAAATTATGCCTATAGAAGTTGCGAAAGGATGTTCTTTTATAGATGCCGTAGTTATAGTGGATGAATATCAGGATATGTCATATCAGGATTTTCGTACGATTTTAACTCGTTTGAGCAAAGGAAGTAAGATGATTTTTTGTGGTTCTAAGCAACAAATTGATAAACAAATAGCTAAAAATAGTTGTATTTACGACACTATGAAATTAGAAGATAGCGGTTTAGTTGGTTATAAGACATTAACAAGTAATCATAGAAATCCTATATTAACAGATATTATAAAATTTTTAGAAAAAGAATAAAATAAATTTGCATAATTAAAAAA